TGCAATATGGATCTGTGAATCATTGCACAACGCCAGTTAATTATGAAGGGGATTTGAGATTAACAATACAAGCATTTTTAGGAAAGAAGAATGAAGAAGGTACTCAAGTTTAAAGCATCCTGGTGCGCACCATGCAAGCACCTAACACAAATTTTAACTTCAGTTGCAACAGAGGTTGCGATTGAAGAAGTTGATATTGACCAGAATCCAACACTCACTCAGCAATACAAGATTCGTGGAGTACCAACAATGGTCATGCTCCAAGATGATGCTGAAGTAAAACGATTCACTGGTGTCAAGTCAAAAGAAGAATTAGAAAATTGGATTAATAACTAACAGAACAAGGAGCAGATGATGACAACTAGACTTCCAAGCATCTATCAAGATTTTATTCACATTTCTCGCTATGCAAGATTTAATGATGAACTAGGTCGCCGCGAGACATGGGATGAAACAGTAGATCGCTATATTCGATTCTTCCAAGAGAAGACAAATAACAACAAGAAAGTTCCTTGGGAAGAATTGCGTGAAGCCATTCTTGGCTTGGAAGTCATGCCATCAATGCGTTGCTTGATGACTGCTGGACCAGCACTCGAGAAAGATCAAGTTGCAGGATATAACTGCTCATATGTTGCAATTGATAATACAAAAGCATTCGACGAAATCATGTACATTCTTATGTGCGGAACAGGCGTTGGATTTTCTGTTGAGTCAAAGTATACCAACAAACTCCCAGAAGTTCCAGAAGAATTGCATGAGACAGACACAACAGTTGTTGTTGCCGACTCTAAGATTGGTTGGGCTTCAGCATATCGTGAAATCATTTCGCTTTTGTATTCTGGAAAGATTGCAAAATGGGATGTATCAAAAGTTCGCCCAGCGGGTGAGCGTCTAAAAGTATTTGGTGGTCGCGCATCTGGTCCAGAACCACTTGTCGATTTATTCAAGTTTACTCTCAATATTTTCACAAAGGCAAGGGGCAGGAAACTGTCGACCTTGGAGTGCCATGACATCGTATGCAAGATCGCGGATATTGTTGTTTGCGGTGGTGTTCGCCGTAGTGCTCTCATTTCTCTTACCGACCTCAACGATGACCACTTGCGCCACGCAAAGTCGGGAGATTGGTGGGCGCATAACGGACAAAGAGCGTTGGCAAACATTTCAGCGGTGTATGATAAACAGGTAGATATGGATACATTCATGAATGAATGGCATGCTCTCTATATGTCAAAGTCAGGTGAGAGAGGTATCTTCTCTCGTGCTGCATCACAGGCTGTTGCTGCGAAGAATGGTCGTCGTGATCCAAAGCATGAGTTTGGAACAAATCCTTGCTCTGAAATCATTTTGCGTCCATTTGAGTTCTGTAATCTTTCTGAGATTGTTGTTCGCGCCAATGATGATGTTGAGTCATTGAAGCGTAAGGCTCGTCTCGCTACAATCATTGGAACACTCCAATCAACACTTACAGACTTCCGCTACATCAATAAGAAGTGGAAGAATAACTGTGATGAGGAAAGACTACTTGGCGTTTCACTCACAGGTATTTGTGACAGCAAACTTCTAAATAAGCCGTCACAAAAACTCGCGGATGCATTGGATGCAATCCGTTTGCATTGTGTTGAAATCAATAAGGAATTCGCGGATGCTCTTGGTATTCCAGTCTCGGCTGCAATTACTTGCGTCAAACCTTCAGGCACTGTATCACAGTTGGTTGATTCCGCTTCAGGCATTCACCCACGCTATGCCCAATATTATATTCGTCGAGTTAGGGCTGATATGAAAGATCCACTTGCTCAGTTTATGATTGGCAAGGGATATAAGGCTGAAGAAGATTTTTATAGCAAGTCAAACTGGGTGTTCTCATTCCCAATGAAGGCACCAAAGAACTCTGTTACACGCAATGATATGACTGCAATTGAGCAGTTGGAATTGTGGAAGATCTATCAGGATCACTGGTGTGAACACAAACCTTCTATTACAGTTTATGTTGGTGATGATGAGTGGATGGAAGTTGGTGCATGGGTTTATAAGAACATTTCGATTCTTTCGGGTGTTTCTTTCCTCCCAAGAGACAACGGTTCATATCGAGTTCATGGAGGAAACAGATACTACGACTTCAGCGAAGGAACTCGCTTGCTCTGCTGGAGTATGCGAAATTTAAAACAAAGGAGAAATAAATGAAGAAGTCAATTCTTGTTGGTTTAGTTGCTCTTGGTCTCGTTGCTTGTGGTGCTGCACCAGAAGCAGAGGTTGCTGCTGATAAGGCTGCAGAGGATGCTGCTGTTGCTGCTCCTGCTGAAGCAGTAGAAGCACCAGCCGCTGATGCTGCTGTTGTTGAAGCACCAGCCGCTGAAGTTGTTGACGCAGCACCAGTTGCTCAGTAATAAAAACTGAGCAATCAAGAAAGGGGACTTCGGTCCCCTTTTTTTTCTTTTAACTTTTTTACTATATAAACCTATGGCATATTTAAATGCAAACATACCGCCCATAGAATGCTATGTGCGAAGTAATTTTCTTCAGAACAGAGTGGAGTTCGATGAAGCGAAGGACACATATCTTCCCGTCCTTATATTCGGTGTGGCGTCGATACCGCATCGTGCCCCGCTTTTTCATTTCATTATGGAAGACGAAGGGCTTTGGTTCCGCATGCCAATCCACGCTTTCTGTCATAAGATTCCTGCGCCGATCGAAACGCTCTACAATTTAGTTCTTTGGGATTGTTTCAGTTCACATATTGCCGTGACTCAGTTTGACTTTTTAGTCAATAAGAGAATGCGCTATATAGATAGAGAAAAAAGATGGCATGATGGAACTTATTTGTTCACTCTTGATTGGTCTCAAGAAGATAAAAATATAACTGATCTTGGATTTAGTGAAGTTCCTGGTCAGCATAAATGTGGACATGTGATTAAATTGGATGATGGTAATTTTGCAATTCAGCCAAATAATCGCATTCGCGCATTTGAGCCGTCTTTTGTTACAAAGCCTGGACAAAATGTAATTGAAAGAAAACTTGGTACTCAAATGTGGTCTGTTGAGAACACATCAAAATGGGTTCTTTCAGACGATGATAGATATGATTACGAGGTAAAGCAAAATGCCAACAATTCAAGATGAATATGATTTTGGATTTACATTTTCAGAATCAGATGGTGGCGCATCAGTTCCACCGACTGCTTCAAATGAAGATCTAAAACTTCTACAAGACAAAGTTGATTCATTAATCAACACACAATCTCAACTTCTCGAAGAAAAGTATAAATCAAAACTCAAAGAAGTTGAAGCCTTGATTCTTCCTTTGCTATACAACCTAATGAAAAATCCCGACAAGGCATATATTAAGTGGGAAGGAAGAGAAGCGGTCATTAAAAAGCAAATCGAAAAGATTACAGCAATCACGAGGGGTTGACATGCCAGATCTAAAACTAACATGCGATAATTGTGGTTCAGCATTCGCGTTATCATTCGAAGACGATGAAGTCAGTTATTCACCAACTCATTGCCCATTTTGCGGCGGAAAATGATCGTCGTTGGAATTGATTATAGTTTAACTTCTCCTTGCGTGTGCATTGCACGCGATAAAACATTCTCAAATTCATTCTTCTACTTTCTCAATGACCGTAAAACGGTACAAGGAAAGTTTCACCACATTCTTGGTGAGCAGCATGAAGAGTATCTAACGGACCAAGAGCGATACGAAAATATTGCTTCATGGGTTCTGACGATTCTTGCCGAATTTAAAAAAGAAGAAGTTGTAATTCTAATTGAAGACTATTCTTTTGGTTCTAAGGGAAAAGTTTTTAATTTAGCGGAGAACTGCGGTATACTAAAGTACATGCTCTACAAAAATGGATACAAGTTCTTTACTGTTCCACCAACTGTAGTTAAAAAGTACGCTACTGGAAAGGGTAACGCAACAAAAGAAAAGATGTACGAAGCATTTCTAAATGAAACCTTTATTGATTTGCATAGCATAATTTCACCAACAACAAAGTTGGGTTCACCTACGACTGATATTGTTGACGCTTGGTACATAGCCAAATACATGATTGACAAAAAACACGAAAAGGAAAAGGTATGAAAAATATATTAGTGACTGGTGGTGCGGGTTTTGTTGGTAGTCACTTATGCGAAAAATTATTAAGTTTGGGGCATAAGGTTTATTGTGTCGATAACTTCTACACAGGTACAATGAAAAATGTTGAAGGTTTTATCAAACACCCAAATATTCGTTTTTATGAGCATGATTTTATGGTGATCCAGAAGTTCATCCACAACCAGAATCATATTATGGTAATGTAAATCCAACTGGTCCACGAGCATGTTATGATGAAGGCAAAAGAGCAGCAGAGACTCTATTTTTTGATTACAGGAGAAAGCACGATGTCAACACTGGCGTATTCCGCATTTTCAACACTTACGGACCTCGAATGGCAAAGAACGATGGGCGAGTTGTCTCTAACTTTATTGTCGCTGCTCTTGCTGACGCGCCTCTAAATATATACGGCACAGGAGAACAAACAAGATCATTTTGTTATGTCGATGATCTTGTAGAAGGAATTATTAAGTTTGCAAACTCTTCAGAAATTGGACCAATCAATCTTGGCAATCCAGGAGAGTTTACTGTTGATGAACTTGCGACTATAATTATACAGAAAGTAAACAAGGGATATAAGCAGTTTATGGAACCAACTGCAGACGACCCTCAGCAACGCAAGCCTGTTATTGATTTAGCAAAAGAAAAGTTATATTGGCAACCAAAAATTGCGCTGTCGGAGGGATTGGATAAAACGATCGAATACTTCAGGAGTGTCTAATGACCGAACAAGAAATAGATGAGGTTGATGGTGCACTTTGGGGATTAACAATTGATGGTGAGACGATAGAGTGCGAAACCACAATTTACAAGTTTAGTGAGATCACAACACCAAAAAACGAAGAAATTGGTTCTTACAAATATCATGTTCTTACATTCAAGCCTACAGATCTGACAACAGTAGAATTTATGAAGGCTCATATTGGTGATGTTCGTGAATTTATTGACAATCACGCGAAAGCAGGGTATAATGGAGTAATGGTCAAGGATGGCTGTATACCAAATGGTTGGCGTTCGTTTCGAGTTGATAGCGTCAAGTCGATTTCAATGGGATAAAATCCTAAATAACGAACCAGCCGCCCTACCTTTCGGTGTAAGGTTTGTCGCACAGCGATGGCTGTTTTTGTAAATGAGGAATCTAGGACGCATTGCGCAGTGCGTGACGATAGATAAACCGAGACTTTTTAATAGGAAATTATGAGAATATTATCTTTCAATGTGACACATGATAGTTCCGTGAGTGTTTTGAACGACGGACATCTTGAGTTCTTCTGTAAAGAGGAAAGAATCTCTCGAGTCAAGAGAGATAAAAATCCATTTAAATCACTTGAACTATATTCTAAATTGAATCTTGGTCCGATTGATCATATCGTTTATTCATCCCCGAGTGACAATCAAACAGACATTCGCGGATTCTTTCATACCTACACTAGAAAGAAATTCGATAAGGATGAATCATACCTAACTTACTCTCATCACATCTCGCATGCAATGTGTAAAATTACCACCAACAATCCATACAGCATTGTTAAGGTTTACGAAGGCGCAACAACACTCATTGGTCAACATCCATTAGAAAATGGAAAGACCATGGGACTTTCTTCTTATGGTGAGAATTTAGACTATGAACCATTATTTTATGACAGCGTTCCACTAGCACATAAGTTTACAACTATGCAAACTGGTGAGGTCTGTTTCTTTGGTGAAGAGAGTTTGATCACAAAAGATGTAAATCCAGATAATTACCAACATTATGCTAATCGAGCAAAACAAGTTCAATTAACAACTCAATATGAAGCATTAAAATTGATTGCTGAGTATGTTGAAAAGACAGGAATCAAAAATGTCTGCCTCGTTGGTGGGTATGCACTCAATGTCGTTGCAAATAACTATTATCTAAAGAATCTTCCAGATGTTGCATTCTATTTTGAGCCTGTTGCTGATGATACTGGGATCTCATTAGGTGCAGCGATGCTTGCTCACCATCAAGTTACAGGCGAGTATGCTGCACCACTTAAAGATAACTTCTACCATTACTATGATCATTCAGAACACCTAGAAGGTGGCAAGAAAGCCAACATAACCAAACTCGTTTCAATGCTTATCGAAGGAAAGAGTGTTGCAATCTTCGAAGGAAATCCAGAAGCAGGTCCGCGAGCATTGGGTCACCGATCGATTTTGTTTGACGCAAGAAATCCAAACGCGAAAGAAATCGTAAATCGAATCAAGCGACGAGAGTGGTATCGTCCATTTGCTGGTGTAATTTTAGAAGGAATCATTCATGTTGATGGAACCTGCCGCATTCAAACAGTAAACGAAGGTTTCTTATTTGATTTGATTACAGCATTTTATAAGAAAACAAAATGCCCGATGGTTCTAAACACCAGTTTCAATCTTGCTGGTGAGCCATTAGTACAGACAAAGGCAGAGGCAATAGAAACTTTACAAAATAGTGAATTGGATGCAATCTATTTTGTGGAAGAGGGTCGGATTTTAACCAAATAGAAATAATCTTGAAATATATAAGTGCTCGGATTCGGAGCACTCATGACCAAGTATAAGTCTATCTTTATCTCAGATGTTCATCTTGGTTCCAAAGGATGCAAGGCTGAACTTCTCTCAGACTTTCTTAAAGAAAATACTTGTGAAAATCTTTTTCTTGTCGGTGATATTATCGACGGTTGGAGATTGAAAAGAAAATTCTTTTGGTTGCAATCACACACTGATGTAATTCGCAAAATCCTTAAAGCAGCAAAGAACGGCACAAATGTAAAGTACATTGTTGGTAATCACGACGATTCTTTCCGCGACCTTTTACCATACGATATTCACTTCGGCAATATTGAATTGGTCAATCAGTGCCGCTACAATGCATTGAATGGCAAAAGATATATGGTCATTCATGGCGATTTATTTGATGCTGCTCTCGCCACAAAACTTTCTTGGCTGTATCATGTTGGTGATTGGTTCTATGATATTCTTCTCAGTGTCAATCATGGATTGAATAAACTCAGAACCAAACTCAATATGCCATACTGGAGTTTGAGTGCTTATCTAAAAAATAAAACAAAAGAAGCAGTTGCCTTTATGTCCGATTTTGAGGTGTTGATCACAGACTATTGCAGAAAGTATAATGCGCAAGGTGTGATCTGCGGACATGTTCACAAAGCAGCAATTAAAGAAATTAATGGTATTGAATACATGAATGATGGCGACTGGGTTGAGTCATGCACAGCATTAGTCGAGAATCATGATGGGTCTTGGGAGATTGTGAATTATCTTCACAATATCAATAAGAGTAATAAAATTGAAAAA